TTCGCGGCGTCGGCCATCATCCGCTGCATGTACGGCATCAGGTCCTGGGCCAGGCGTTGCGGATCTTTGACGTCGCCTTGCACCGTGACCGGCATGCTCAGGGAGTACTGAAACTGCTGATCCACTTTGGTTGGTGCCGGTTTCTCTGGCTCTTTGGGCTGGATCACTACCGCCGCCGGTTTGACCGGTGCCGGTGTCGCCAGTGCGCGTGCGACATCACCCAACGCTGGGCTGGGAGGCACGGAGCTGGCCGCCATCAGCAGCGCACCGGGCTCGTTCGACCCGTTGAAAGATCGCCCCATGTTGGCCAAGCTGGGGACCACCGGCCCCGGTCGAGGCGCCATCAACAGCGGCGTTGCCAGTGCTGCTGGCTTTTCTTCCTCGCCACCAAACCACGACTTACCCACGGCCCCGCCCAGTGCGGTGCCGCCCATGCTGCCCAGGTACGCACCGATCAAGCCGCCAATCGCGGTACCAATGATGGGCACCACCGAACCGATGGCCGCCCCGGCAGCGGCGCCGGCCATGGTGCCTGCCAGTGAACCCGCTGCCGCACCGTAACCCCCGGCCTTTTCATCTTTCGTCTCGGCATTCAGGTAAGTGTCGACGGCCATGCTTCCGGCCTCCAACAGCGAGCCGCCCGGAATCACTTTGCCCAGCTTGCCGACCTTCCCCACCGTTCCCGCCACAACCCCCACCTTGGCCAGTACCCCACCGGTTGGCGGTAGCGGTACGGGTGGGCGCGGCACGGGAACAGCCGGCCGAGGCAACGGCACCGACGGTCGCGGTGGCGGAACGGGTACCAGAGGTCGCGGTACCGGTGTTGCCGGTCGAGGCGTGGGTAGCGGTGGACGGGACGGACCTTTCGGCCTTGGCGGCAGGGCCACACGCCGTCGACGCGAAGAATTACGAGGAGCCCCTCGCCCCCGGCGCCGACTCTCAAACGGCCCCGCGCCACCGCCCATGGCCGCCGCGTTCACCACAAACACCTTCCTGATGCTGCCGTCTTCCAGACCGGCTTGCACCTCACCGCCGACGGTGGCTTCTTTGGCGAGCGACACCACCTCGAGCCCAGTCGCCACCAGATCTAAGCCACCGGCTTTTTTGCCCTCTTGTCCGTCAGCGGTGTCGCTGGTCTCGGGTGAGCCCTTGAAGGCCGTGACAGTCTTCAGCCCAGCCTCGACCAGGGCCAAAGCTTTACCCGTCTTGCCCTTGGGCTCTGCCCCCGTACCGACACGGTCCCCCTCCAACGAGTTGGTGACAAAGACCTTCTGCACCTCGCCGGACTTGCCTTTGCCCAGTGTCCCGCGCGCCAGGTTGAGCAATCCCTTGCCGATCTTGAACGAGCTGACCGCTGTCTGCAGCGCGAGTAAACCGCCTCCGACCGCCGCAATACCGGTGACCACACCGGGCGAACTGTCCGCCAACGCGGTGATGCCCTTGGTAACTTTGGTCAACGCCTCCGCCACGGTATCCGTCACCGGCCGCAAGGCATCGCCGACGCTGCGCATGGCGTCGTTCATCGACTGCGCCATTTCAGCCCACTTCTGTGACGACGATTCGCGCCGCTCGGCCAGGTTTTTATCGAGGATGCCCGAGGCTTCGCGCGAGTCGTTTTTCAGCTGGCTGTACAGCGCCTTGTTCTGCAGGTAGGCCGAAAGCGCCGCCTTGACCTGCATGTCGGCGAACAGGTCGCCGGTACGCAAGGCCTCCTCCAGCGACGCCATCATCGCCTTGGCCTTTTCCGGATCCGCCTCCTGGCTGATCTTCGACGTGGCTTCGGCCATCAATGCTGCCCGTTTCGGGTCGGTGGCCTGGATGTATTTCTGCGCCAATGCCATGCTCGATTCCAACGTCGACATGCCGTTCTGCAAACCGGTCTGCATCGAGCCCTGGTAGTCGATGCCGGCCTTTTTGTAGGCCGCCACGGTGTCGGTCGAACCGATCTTGCCCATCCAGTTTTTGAGGTTGTTCGCCGCCTCATCGGCGCCGCCGGCGGTTTTCATCTGCACCTGCAGCATCGCACCCAACTGCGTCACCGCGTCCATGCCGGTGATGTTCAGGTTACCCATGTTCGACAACAGCTCGGGGAACCAGCGGGCCATGTCGACCGCCTCGAAGCTGCCGGCCTGTCCCTGAAAGGCAATGGCTTCGAGTGCCTGCTGCATCTGTTTGGCGTCGGTGATCTTGGCGTTCTGTCCGAGCGCGTTGATCATCTTCGCCGTGTCGGCACCGTTCGAGCCCTGGCCCACGGCAAACTTGGCCGCGACTGGGGCATATTCCAGCGCCTTGGCCAGGTCCATCCCGGCCCCGACCAATTGGTTGACCACGTCGGCGACGTCATTGCGCGCCATGCCCGTGTCGCGCGAAGTCTCGATGATCTTCTGCGACACCTGCTTTTCTTTCGGATCGTTGGCAATCCCAGCCTTGATCGCAATGTCACGGACAATGGCCCCGAAGTCGGCACTAACCTTGGTCGCAAGGCCCACCGTCGCCACCCCGGCGACGGCCTGACCGACCGTGCTTCTCATCCCGGCCTTGCCGGCGTCGATCTGCTGGTAACCCTTGGCCTTGAGTTCCGCTTTGTTCGCGGTCTGCCCCAAAGAGCGATAGGCCTTTTCCAGCCGACCGACCTCGATCCCCTGTTTTTTCAGACTGTCGAGGTTGGAATTCAGGCGACCCAGCAGTTTGGACGCGCCAGCGGCGCCGCTGTCGTGGGCCTTTTTCCATTCATCGCGCAGGCGAATGGTGTCGCCAATGGTGCGCTGCAGCACCCGCGCTTTGTTGCCTTCCGCTTCCAGACGCTTGATGCGCCCGGTCACCTCATTGAACGCGGCGCCGACCGTAGGACTGACGGCCCCGCCGATCACCAACCCGAGGGAGAACTTGTTCGCCATGTCATGGCTCCCCTGTGCAGAGCATTACCGGAAGCGGCTCAATCCGTGAGCCACCACACCATCTCGGAAAACGGCATCGACTGAATCTCGGCGGCAGAAAACCCGGTGTCCGCCGCGAGACGCTTCGCCACCACTTTCATCACCCCCGGATCAAACCCCGTCGTCTTGCTCCAGGCGAAAATAGCCGGCCTGCAAACGGTTGTAATCCATCACTTTCAGGCCCTCCAGGTCGGCGATAGCGGCGCCGGCCAGCTCCGCGAACAACACCAGTTCGCGCTGCTCGTCGTCACCCGCTGCCGCCCGATCCGCGGCCCGCACTTCACGTACCGTGGGCGACCGCAGGGTCAGTTGGTCGATCTGCACGCCGTTGATCTCGCTCGGGCGCGACAGGCTGACCACGGCGTTTTCGGCGGTGACCGACAACCAGGACGGGAGCGATTTCGAATAGTCGGCGTGCGGCACCAGGTTCGAATAGGCCGCCTGCAGGCGGCGGTAGTCCACCACCTTCAGGCCCTCCAGATCCTTGAGGCCCGCCTCGGCCAGGCTGGCGAACAGCTGCAATTCGCGCAGTTCATCATCGTCACCGGCGGCGCGATCAGCGGCGCGGACTTCGCGCACCAGCGGCGCACGCAGAACCAGCGTATCGACCTTGACTCCATTGATCTCGCTCGGTCGCGAGAGCGTAATCACCGCGCGATCCGTGTTGATCGACAGCCAGGCCGGCAGATTATTTGCAGTTTGCATGGTCATCCGGTTCTATTCCCTTAGAGGCCGAGTGCGGAGCGCACTTCGGCGAGCTGGTCTTTGCCATCGATCACCTGAACACCGGCGATCATGTCGATTTCGTACATCACGCGGCCGTCGATCTCGAGCTTGTAGTACACCGGCGCGATGGCGTGTTTGATCTCCGCCGGATCACCGGCTTTCCAGTCACCGAGGTCGACTTCTTTCAGTAGACCGCGCAGGGTCGCCACCACTGCGGTGACCGTGCCCTTGTGGCCACGGAAGGCGCCACGGAACGACGCGTTGAACGCCGAGCCATCGGCCAGGCCGAAGTGTCTGAGCGACTCGCGACGCACGCCCTTGGTGACGAAGGTCGCTTCCATCTTTTCCAGGCCCTGGGCCATCTCGATAGAACCGGCCATGCCACCGGCCCGGTACTCGTCAGTTTTCACCGTCAGCTTGGGCAGGGTCAGACTCGGCACGTCACCGGCAAAGTTCACGCCGTCGACGAACAGGTTGGTGTTAAACAGGGTTTGAGGAATCATCTAGCGCTCCTTAAGCGTCGAGGACTTCGGTCAGCCACTGGTTGGTGACTTCGATCAGGAAGTTCGGGTTTTCCGCCGGCGGCACGTCGGTGAAGCGGATGCGCCAATACACCTTGCCCTGCTCGATCTGGCTGGCGGTGTTGAGTTCAGTGTCCGCGAACACTTCGAAGTTGATGATCGCGCCGGCGTTTTTCTGATCGCGCATGAACGCGTCCAGGCCTTCGGTCACTTCCTTGACGTAGGTCTTGGTGATCGAGCGGTCGACCGCCCATTTGTGCCCCGCCTGGATCGCATCCATGAGGATGTCGCAGGTTCGCACGCGGGTGACAAAGGCCCACTTCGGATCGCTGGAACAGGTACGGTTACCCCACAGGCGATAGCCGCCATCGCGAATGATCGTGGTGATGTTCGCGCCGTTGAGCAGGTTGGCTCGGCAGGTCTCGTCGCCGTCCAGGTACTCAATCGGGCGGGTGGTGCCGGTGATGCCGACAAACTCCTTGTTCGACGGCGATGCCCAGTAGCCGTAGTTCGCATCGGTCCAGGCAAACAAACCAGCGGTCCAGGCCGAGCCCGGCGCGTCGACCGTGGCACTTTCCACCGTGCTCCAGAACTGCACCCCCGGATCGACCAGGAAAATTCGCTTGCTGCCGAAGTTCTCGGCATATTCCATCACCGCTTCATCGGTGGTGTTCGGCCCGTCGATGATGGCCATCGCACGCAACTTGCCGGCCAGGCTGTCCATGGCGGTGGCCACGGCCTGCGTGGCGGAATGCCCCGGAGCAATCAGCAGCTTCGGCTGGGCGTTGTGCACGCTCTTGCCGTCCAGCAGTGCCTGCAGACCGGTCCGCTGCCCCGAGGCCAACACGCCACCGATGATGGCGGAAGTTTGCAGTGCCGGATCCTCCAGCTTGGGCACGCCGACGGCGACGATCACCGCCTTGGCCCGCGCATAGATCGCCTGCGCCGCACGGGTGATGGCCGAGTCTGCGCCGAAGGCGGCAATGGCTTCGCGCTCGGTCGTGATCAACATCAACTCGCCAACCTTGGCCGTGCCACCGCCGAGGACGCCCGGGGTAAAGGTGTCGCACAGGCCGATGATCGACGACGACGGCAGCGAAATGGTCCGCGCGCCGTTATCGATCAGCGAGGTCGTGACGCCATGGAAGAAACCACTCATAAAGGTCAATCTCCAGAAATGGAAAAGCCCCGCATTCGCGAGGCCGTTGGGTGTGGGTGTGGGTGTTGCGCACTGTGGAAATGAAAACGCCCCGTCAGTGCGGGGCGTTTATTGTTCTTGTTCGGCCAACCAAGGCGGAGCGACCGGGCGATGATCCACCAGGGGAAACTCACCGGACTCCGGCCACTCGCGCAACCGCCGGCGGTATGCCTGCAAATCGCGGTACTGCTCGGCTGTGAGCGTGGTCGCCAGACCTTCCTCGACCTCATCACGGTGCCGGGTTACATCTCCGTCCGTGGCGGCCAGTTTGGCGTCACGCCAGTTGCGCTCGATCGCGGCGACTTCCTCCGGAGTCAGCGGTGGCAGTTCAATCAGCACCGGGTTACCTACGGAATCTTCGCTGAGGATTTTTCCCTGCTCCATCCCGTCGAGTAGCTCCTGACGCAGTTCCGCCGTGATCTCCTTGGCCCCCTCGGGAATGTTGTCACCGAGCAGGCAACTATCGTAGAAGCCGCGCGGGTTACTTGAGTAATAAATGGTCACGACCTTTCCTTTATGAAGTTACCTGCCGAGGGCACGCCACGAGAAATGACGGGCGTTAGTAGGGAGGTCGGTGTAAAAGACGCTCGCCTCAAATTTGTTCACAAGCGGGGAACCGGTCTGCCAGTCGGTCTTGTTCGACCGGTAGACGCCGCCCGATCCGTCGGCGGCATCCAAGTCCGTGGTGCTGATGCCCGAGCTAGCCACAACCGACAGGCATGCGTTAGGAAAAGCAGTGGGGAACGTTATGTCTAAGTCCCAACGGCTGTTGGCCGGGTTCGCAGGGCCACTCACGAACCCCCATTGCTCGATCAGACCGCCGCCGATATAGCGGAAGCCGGTCGCGCCACTGGTGCTAGTGAGACCAGCGCCGCTACCAATCACCAACCAGATGCCGCCGTACTGCGTGACCGTTACATCATCGTTCGGCAAGAGCACAGCACTCGTCGCGGTGCCGCCAGAGTTGAAGGCACCGATAAAGGTGTCAGCCCCTGTTCGCGCAAACGTGACCGTCCCGACGCCGAGGTTAACGAAGCGAAGGCTTGCGCCGTTTGCCACGGAGGAGGCGGCGGGAAGGGTCAGTGTTACGGCTGACGCAGCTGAAACCACAAACTCACCACCGAAATCTGCGAGCGTGATGGCGCGGCTGACCGTGATGGAAGTAGCTAGTCTTTTATTGCCCAGTGCGGCCTGCACAAAGGCCGACGTGGCAATCGAGGTGTCGGCGTCGAATTGCGCCGGTGTCGGCGCAGTTGGGTTGCCGGTGAAGGCTGGCGAAGCTTCCAGTGCGATGTTGCCAAGGTCGGTGGTGTCAACCGTGGCCTTCAGCTTGGCGCCAGCACTCCAGCCGATCTTTACTATGTTGGACGTTTGGCCCACCCCGGTGCCTTGCTGCACCGGGGTATACCCCAGCGAGGCCTGCTTGCCCGCCAGGGCGTTGGTAATGGTTGTGGCAAAGTTCGGATCGTTGCCCAGCGCTGCCGCCAGTTCGTTCAGCGTATCCAGGGCAGCCGGGGATGATGCCACCAGGGCGGCGACTGCTGCCTGCACAAATGCTGTGTTGGCGAGCTGCGTTGTGTTCGTGCCAGGTGCCGCCGTTGGCGCGGTCGACACGCCAGACAAAAGCACGCTGCTCAGCTCGGTGTAGGCAAACATCACCAGCGATCCGTTGGAATACAGCTCAGCGGTCCTCGACTGGGTAAGGACCACCGAAGCCCCGGTCGGGTTGCGCACGGTGACGGTGAACGCGGCCGTGGTGCTGTTGAACACCAACCACTTGCCGGTGACGCCGGCCGGCAGGGTTACGGTGACGTTACCCGTCAGGGCGCCGGTAAAGTTCAGGATGCCGGCGCTGACCTGGGCCACGGTTACCACGGTATCGCCGGCTGCGTTTAAGACGATGCTGGAGACACCGTTGACCGCGTACTGCACGAATGCCGTGGTCGCCAGTTGTGTGCTGTTGGTTCCTGGCGCCGCGGTCGGTGCGAGTGGCACGCCTGTGAAGGCTGGCGAGTTGGTGAATGCAAATTCAAGCCATGGCTGGTACACACCCACCGATTTGCGACGATAAAACGCCCGGTCTGCTTGAATGCCAAGCGACAGTTGGGCGCCGTTGGACGCATCGACCGGTAGCGCTAAAATTTTCGTCCACTGCGGCATAGGGGCATTCGCCGTGGTGCTGATGGTGCTGCGCGCCTCGACCATGGCCGAGCCGACGTTATTTGCGTCGTTGCCGCTTGGGCCGCCGGACGTCTGCGTGTACAGACCGGCCGTGTTCAAACGTGCCAGGACATGCGCAGTCGTCGCAATTTGCGTGCTGTTGCTGGTATCAGGGGCCGTCGGCGCCAGCGGCGTACCGGTGAAGGCCGGCGAGGCCAGCGGCGCGAAACCAAACGTGATGTTCTGAAAAGACAGCGCCGTGGTCCCAAGCACAATCGGCCCGTCCGTCACCAATTGCCAGAGGGTGTCCGTCTGAGTCGTCCCCTGTTCCACCACGACCGTCAGCGATGGAGTGACCTCAATGCTGGCGTCAGCATCGGCAGCCCGCCCCCATGCGCCGCTGGCTGCGATGTAGATACCGTTGTCTTTGGCGGCCGTCTGGTTTTTCACCAACACGCGGTCACCGGCCACCAGGGCCGCACCGTCCACAGTCTGAAGCCCGGCCAACGCGATGTTGGCCGTGGTCGCCGTCCGCACCGACTGCTTGCTGTCGAGCTTGTACAGCTCTTCCTGAATGCGCGAATCAACATATTCGCGCGTCGCCAACACCACCGCCGGGTCAATCTTGAGCGTGATGTTACCGGTACTGGCGACGATGAAATTCATCCGCACCACTTGCGTGCGCCCCGAGCCTTGAGACAGCACCGGCTTGAAGCTCGGCGCACAGTTGGCCACCGCCACCAGATCGCCGTCCGCGTCGTACAGACCAATCTCGCGAATCCAGAAACCGCCCTCATCGGCCGGGATAATCTGCTCGGCGATGATCACCGCCGGGTTGACCGGATCGACCCGCACCTGATTCAACGGCTGACGACGCCACTCCCTGATCAGGCTGGTTTGTGTCGCGTTGGGAATCGGGTCGGTGCCGTTGGCATCACCCACACCCATGTGAGTGAACTTCCAGGCAATGCCGAGCGCGTCGGCGTTCGCCTGCTTGGCCATCCCCACATTCGTGAGGATCGCGAGAAACTGCGAATTCGCATCAATCATAATAAACGTCCAGGGTGTCTATGGAGTGTTCGCGGCCAACCACGCCGAGGGTGCCGCTGACCTCGATGTCACGCATCACCGGCGGGTAAACGTCGATTTCGTCGCCTTCGTAAACGCTGACAGCGACGTTCAAAACGCCTTTGCTTTCGAGGCTGATCGCCAGCCCCGTCAGGTGCCGGGTCACCGGCTTGGCGTCGTCAATCAGGCGCTCAAGCTCCTGATACATTTCCTCGGTGATCCCGGTGTCCAGCACGCCGACCTTGAGCGCAAAGGTGCCCGGCACCCCTTCCGGCACCGTGTTGAACCACTCGACAATCTCGATCAGGTAGCCCAGGGGCTCGACCACCCGGCGCAAGGCGCCGACGGTGCCCTTGTGGGCATGGATGTAATACGACGCCTTGATAGCCGCGCGCTTGGTCGCCTCGCTCCACCGGTAATCCCAGCGATCGACCGACCAGGCCCACGCCAGGTGCGGCAGCAAATGCACCGGACAGGTGTCGGCGTTGTAGAGCGTGCGTAGCGGGACAACGGTTTTTTCGTAGAACGTCGCCTCCAGGGCGCGCTCCAGGGGCGTGCTATTGACCGGCAGTAGACTGTTCATGTCAGCCCGCCATGGTCACGGTGTAGCCCGTACAGAACGCCGCCTGCGCCTTGGTCGGGGTCAGGTCCACCCAGCCGACCAACTCAACCCGAGACACGCCGGCGATATGCAGTTGTGCGTCCACCGCCGAGCGCGCCACTTCGACCCCCAGCCGCTTGCGTGGATTGATCCAGGCGTTAACGCGCTTTGTTGCCTCGGCCAGACTGGCGTCAGCCTCAGGCCCGACACTGCTCATGTGCAAAATGGCATCAATGCGATAGTCGATTATTTGCGCGCTTTGCACGGTCAGGCGATCGCCCACCGGCCTGACGTCTTCGTCATTCAGCGCCGCATTGACCGTGGCCAGCAGCTCCGGACTGGCCACGCCTTTTTCCTCGGAACTCAGCACCGTTACCGTAACGTTGCACGGTGCCGGACTTTCGGCCGTGGCGTCCGCGACCAGGCCCGACGCATTGCGCGCATGCAGGATGTAACTGTTACGCGGCCCGGCCGTGGTCAGCCCTTCGTAGGCCAACTGAATGCGCTCACGGAACGGATCATCTTCTTCCCTGACCTCCGGTACCGGCGGCACCGCCAGCAGATCCGCGGCCTGAATGACCAGCCGCTTGAGATTGACGTTGGCCCCCAAGTGATCGAGGTCGTCGCGGATGGCGTGGGCCAATAACAGCGCCTTGCCCGCATCGTTGACCCGGGCACGGTTGCCGACCTTGATGTAGGCGCCCACCTCCAGCACCTTGGTGACCGGATCGCTTTCCAGCGCCGCGCTCCAGTTGTCGCCCATGTAGCCGCGAAAGACCCCCAGGCCTTCCTCATACACCGCTTCGAAATCCAACGGCTCCAGCACGCTCGGCGCGGGAAGCGACGACAGATCAACGATGCTCATACGCCCACCTCCAACATCACGCCGTCGCCCTGGTACTTGCCGACGACTTTCAGATTGATTCGTCCGCCGATCACCGAAATGACCCGCACCTGGTCCAGCTTCAAACGCGGCTCCCAACGACCCAAGGCTCTGGCGGCTTCCGCCTGCACGGAGCTTTTCCAGCCCTCGTTAACGGGCAGGTCGACAAACCGCCGGAGCGTGCTGCCGTAGGCTGGCCGATGCCGACGACTGCCCAGCGGCGTACCCAAAATGTCCCCGATGGACTGCCGCAAATGCTCGATGCCGGAAATGGGCTGGCCGGTGTGGCGATCCATTCCGATCATCTGGGTTACTCCTTCAGCAGTTCGAATTCGTCATGGGCTTTCAGAAACTTGACCGCTTCGATGTCGGAGCCCGGGATCTCGACCATGCCCTTCGCCACCGGCAGGCTGCGTTGGCTCTCCGGCAGGATCAATTGACGAGAGGTGTAGACCTTGTCGCGAAACTTCATCAGAGTCGAAACCGGTACCGACACCGGTTGTGGCAATGGTTCAGGGCTCGCTGGCAAGTCGGTGATAGGCGCATCGCTTTTGGCCATGTGTTTGCTCCAGGCATAAAAATGCCCGCGCAAGGCGGGCCGTTGGGAGATTGAAATTAATGCGTGTGGTGGTTGCTGTTACCACCGGTGTCAAGGATCGCGCCGGCACTGGTGATGCCCTTCGTGACGTGTAAGGCGCCGTCGATGGTCACCGCCGCTTTCAGGTTGATGTTCCCGGTGATCACGTTGACGGCGCTGTCCGTTACGACCACTTCCGTGCTGGCGACTTTGATGGTCACCGTGCCGCTCGGCAGGGTGATGCTGTAGCTCTTGGCCGCCCAGTCGTAGATCAGCGAACCGCCATCATCGAAACGCCAGACTGCCACGTGATCACGGTTGTCCGGCTGGCCACCGGCATCCCCATAGAGCCCAGGAATGAAGGTGCCCATGCCGGCCTGGCCACTGGGATTGAACAACACCCCTTGCTCGTTCAGGCTCGGCGCCCGCCAGTGACGGGCCTTGCCGGCCGCCAGACTGTGCCAGCGCACCCATGCGCTGACCCATTCCCCGGCCTGCACCCGAACAGTGGCTGCCGCCAAATCCACACCAACCACCACGCAAGGCATCAGCATGGCGGCAATCATGCGGTCATGCTCGGCAAGGGCGTAACTCATGGCACGTCATCCGCTGGAAAGAACGCCTCTTTCGGGTCGTGGTTGAAACCGAACCACAGCGAACCCGGTTGCTCATCCGGCCATGGCCATTGCTGTGCACCGAGGTAAATCTGCTGATGCCATTCCACCAACCAGACGGTGTAGCCATCCAGCTCTGGCCGGGTCCAGTCCTGCCCGGCCTGAATGAATACCGCCGGTTCAACCGCCAGCCCCCAGGTCTGCGCCCGCAGAACCACCGCGAGCTGGGAGGCCAGTTGCACGGCCTGTTGATGATGGTGCGGCTTGATCGGATCGACGACGATACGTGCCTCGAACCTGCACACCAAGGTCGTTTCACCGGTACCGATATCGACGCCCGGTTCAATCTCGGCCATCTCCAGAAACACCGCCGGCAGCGCCACACGATCTTTAATATTCGGCCAGGCCGTCACCGCACACACACCCGGCAACTCCGCCAGCAGTTGTTGCTCAATGGCCCGATAAAGCTGATCCAGGCTAAAAGGCTCTTCCGACACGGCCCTAACTCCTCAGGTACTTTTGCAACTCGAAATTGAGTTCCTGCTGCAGGAGCTGCAGCAAGCGCTCATCCGCCTTGCGCACCCAGCTTTCGAAATGTGGTCGCGCCTGTTCCAGGGACACCTTGGCCTTGGCCAGTGGAAACCGGCTGCCATTTTCAGCAACCCAACCCGAACTCGGTCCGCGCCCTGATGACACCGTACTGTCGGGATAGTCGTCCGCATCGAAATGCTTGCTCGCCGTGCGGATCCAGATGTCCGGCTTGTTGCCGTAGACCTGCTTGAGGAACGCACCCTGGTAACGACGCCCGGCGACCGACACGCCGCTGCCAGTCTGCCGCGCGCGGCCGATCCGACTGGACTCGATGGCGTTCAAGCCAAACCACAGCTTGCCGCTCATGGCCCCACCGGTGACCGGGTAGCTGCGCAACCGTTGACGCACCGCCGCGACGGCGATGCGTTCCTGTCGACTGACCGCCCGGGCGATGTGAGTACGCAACCAGCCCAGCGTTTTATTAATCGCTCGGCGATGCGCGGCGGCAGCCGCCTTGGGAACCACCTTGGCAAAGTCCTGGAATGCTTGCAGATCCGCTGACGAAGACTGGATGGTGACCATCCCTCCGCCGGCCGAGGACTTGTAATAGCTACCAACGCTCATGCACGCATCCTCAGGATCAAGGCAACCAAACCGTCGCCGCTCGGCTCCAGCTGCAGCAGGTCGTAATCGCCACCGCCGTCCAGGGCAGGTAAATCGATACTGACCAACAGGCCCTGCTCCAGGCCGTGGGAATCGCTGACACGGATTTCAAAACGAGGTTCGCGCAACCCGGTGTTGAGCTTGCCGAACTTCGGTTGCAGCCAAGGCGCGGCAAACATACCGAGCACCGGCTCGTCCCGGCCCTCGATCCGAGCACTGTCTCCCAGCGTTTCGAACACCACCGCGTCAACCTCGGCTACCAGGTCGCGGAACGCCACGGTCAGAGTTCCAGCAGAATCTGCGTCCGTGGCCGCGTGCACAGGTGCAACGGGTTGGACTGGGCTTCACCGGCCATCCCTTTATTGAACGGCAGCGGCTCGATCATGCTGTAGTACGGAATGCCCTGGGTGTTGACCGTTTCCATGTAGTCAGCCGGCGCAAACACCGAGATGTACAGATCCGGCACACCTTCAGGTACCAGCAGCGCCTTGTCGTCGTGAACGAAAGACACACCGGCCACCTTGCCACGGTAACGCTCCCAGATAATGCCGCCGAACTCGAAGCTTTCACGGGCGTCACCACGCAAAGCAGCCGCCTGCTGGCTGTTGAGGTAGGTCTCCTTGACCGACTTATGAACGATCAGCTTGTTCCAGAAGTTCTTGCCGCAAAAGGCACGGGAGCTGGTACTGGTCACACTACCGAGCGCGTCTTCTTGCATGTCCAATGCTTCGCCGCATTTAACCCGCAGTTCGGTGCTCGGATCCGCCAAGCCCATGGGCAACTTTTGACGCGACACACCGAAGCGATCGTAAAGGTCCAACAGCACCGTCGAGCCATCGGCATCGAGGATCAGGCCGTTGAGCGCGCCCATGCGCTGGAATTCGTGCGTGGCATCCAACTGACGGCGCGCTTTGGCCAGGCGGGCATTGACCACGTCCTGCACCGCCTGCAGCTCGGTGCGAGTACCGAAGGCACGAATGCCCTGGATCTCGTCGGCCTTGATGGTGAAGCGCTCCGGCAGGTGGACGGTGTTGAACGGGATCAGGTTGCGCTTGCTGGCCGCGACTACCAGACCAGAACCACCCCGCTCACCGGCAGGCACCAGCGCCAGGGTGTCACCGTCCTTTTCGATCTGCACGGTCAGGGTGGTGATGCCTTCCTCACGGAACAGGCCCAGGGCACTGATGCGGCCCGGCAGGTAGGGTTGGTCGTTGAGTGCGGCGGTCAGCGCGGTAACAGTAAACGCTTCGTCGTCAAAAATGGCGATCTCGGCCATGGGTACTCTCCAGAAATGAAAAACCCCGCGCAAAGCGGGGTGCATGAAGTTGGGTGATCGACTTAGCGAACGATCAGAAAATGAGTGGCCAGCGCTTTTTCAGCGTCCAGATCCAACCCGGTCAGATGGGCTTCGCTGACTTCCGCCAGCCGCACCACTGCACGCCCCCGGCGCACCACATCCGACTCGCCCAACGGACCGAAGAGAATGGCGACGGCGGTCTCGCTGCCGTCTTCTGCGTCTGGAGCGTACGGTGCGAACTCGCCGGTGGCCGTTACCAGGCCAAGGATCTGGCCCGGTTCCAACGCGGGACCGGCAGCGACGTTGATCGCTTCACGCGAGATATTCCCGGCCCCTTCCGACAGCAGAAACTCACCGGCGTGGATCGGTTCTTTTTTGATGGTCATGCTCTTGCTCCTTTCGCGCCGTGCGCAGTTCCAGATTGAGCGGCTTGTCGAGCGGCCCAGATCGAAGTGGGATCAGGTTGTTTGGCCTGCACCTGCGGTGCCGGGTCATTGTCCAGTGGCAAGCTGTTGTCAATTTCAAAGCCCTTGCCGCTGCTGACGATCTTGTCGAACAGGCGCGCTCGAACCGCCGCAACGTCCAGGCCCGCCGCGACATACTCGACACTGAACTCGGGTAAGCGTGCGGCCACACAAAGGTCGTTGACGGCCTTGGCACGCGTAAGGCCGGCCTGGACGATTTCTTCGCTTTCAAGCCGGGTGGAGCTGAGCAGCGGTTCGATCAGGTTACTGATGCCCGACTCGGCACACCGCTGGGTGATCATCAGGGCCAACTTGGCCGAATCGATCACGGGTGGAGTCAGTGGTGGATCGTCCGGCTCCAACTCGGGATCCGGCTCGGGTGGCTCGTCCAACTGGGCGAGCAATTCGGCCGGCGCATGCTGGTAACGCTGCAGCACGGCCCCTTGGCCGAGGCAAGCTTTGACCGTGACACCGTCACCGACTTCATCGGCCAGTCCCAGCGCCACTGCTTCGCTGGCGGTCAACCAGGTTTCGGCAGCGACCAGACGCCGCAACTCCTCCTCATCGATGTCCGGAGCCTTGGCCTTGTAGGCCGCAATGATGGCCTCCATCGTCTGATCGAGGACGTCAGCCACCTTGCGAAAATCGTCGGCGTCCCCGGCGGCGTAGGTCCACGGGTTGTGAATCATCAGCATGGCGTTGGACGCGATCACGACGCGGTGCGCGCCGCACACCGCCACGCTGGCGGCACTGGCCGCCAACGCGTCGATGCGGCCGGTACAGCGCTCGCCCAAACGCGACAACGCGTTGTGCATCGCCAGCCCGTCGAACAGGTCGCCACCAATGCTATTGAACGCGGCGATCACCGGCGAAACGCCGTCGTCCATGGCGCGCAGGTCTTGCACAAACTGATTCGCGGTAATGCCCCAGCCGCCGATCTCGCCGTAGACAAAGACTTCGATCACCCGCCCGGCAGCCTCGCCGCTGGCTTGCAGCGCGTACCAGGTTTTGTCTTGCACCGGCACGCGTTTGCCCGCCCGGTTATAAACGTGTGGCCGCGCCTTCTTGCTCATGGTTGCTCCTTGTCGTCGACGGGGACGAGCGTTTCAAGAGTGGTGTAATTGAGGCCAAGCTTGGTGGCCCGGGCCAGATCGGTGGCGTTTTCCGCGTCGACCGTTTCAGCGTCATAACCGGTGCGCAGGACCATCTCACTGCGCGAGGCGAAGCCGGCCTGCACTTCCATCCGCCGCGCTTGCACGTCCTGCACCGGCTGGATGTAGGCCCAGCCTTGCGGTACCCAACGGGTGCGCAGGTATTCACGGCGCCGCTGGGCGTAATCATCCAGCCGCAAGACACCGGACAGAACCGCCATGTCCATCCAGGCCGCCCGCACCGGGCGGCAGAGTTGGTGGATGTAGACGTTGAATTGCAGTTGTTCCAGACGGCGCCGAAACTCGTTGAGCACGACCCGCAGCGCCCGGTCGTTGACCTCGCGCATGTCGCCGGTGAGGATTTCGTAAGGTGTCCCGGTCCCCGCAGCGGCCGCCATCAGCTGCTGCCGCATGAAGTCGGGATAGTTGTTGCCCGCGTCCGGTGGCTTGGAAAACTCGACCTCTTCACCGGGTCCCAACTCCTGCATGGTGCCGGGCTCCAGGGCGACCATCGGCGTGAAACCGTCGCGGTCCAGGCTCAGCGGTTGGCCGGTGACCGGATCCCTCGGCACGAGGCCGGAGTCCGGCGCTGGCCGGCTGATAAAGCCGGCAAACAGGTTGGCCACTTCCTGCCGGAACAACACTGCGTCGTCGTAGTTGTCGAGACTGCGCAGGCGCTTCAACACCGGCGACAAGCGCGGCACACCGCGCAACTGGCCCGGTTCGACCGGTTCGAAGATGTGCAGCACCTGCGCGGCCGGTACGCGCACCAGCTGGTTGTAACCCGCGCTCAGCGACGAGGCATCGCGTGGATGCGCCAGGTACATCCAGTACGCCACGCGCTTGCCGCCGGGAGTGAATTCGATGCCGGCCCGGATGAAGTTGCCGTCGCGGGTGGTCTCGAACTTGTCATGCGGCACGAACTCTGGGGCCAGGATTTGCAGCTGCAGCGGCACCGCGAGCCCTTCGTCCTGGCCGCGCGGACGCAATCGAACAAAACATTCGCCCGAGGTTTCCACCGTGCGGGCCACCAGCGCCTGCTGGCCGTTGAAGTCGGTGCGCTCGTCGGCGTCCGATTCATCGACCCAGTCATCCCAAAGCTCTTGCAGCAATTGGCGCAGAGCTTCGTCGTCGGTTTTCGGGCGCGGCGTAATGCCGGTACCGATCAGGTTACTGACGCGCTTGTCGATCACGTTGTAGGCATACGGATCATTGCGAACCGCTGCCCGGGAGCGAGAACGCAGGTTGCGCAGCGCCGGGGTGTTAATACTGTTGATCCCGTTGTCGGGAGCATCCCAGCCAGTCGAGCGGCGGCCCTCACCGGCACCTTCGTAACTGGCCTTGATGTTCGACGGCAACACGAATCCGTTACGGGTTAGCGTCGGATAGCGGGCCATTAAAGTCCTTTGCCTCCGTGGTAAAGCCGAACGACGCGGGAGCGCGGTCCGGCCGAGTTCACCAGCGAGGTGCGGATCTCGTCGCGAGCCTTGAGCAGCTCGTCGACAGAGCGGTATTCCACGGTGCGGTCGGTGTAACGCACGGTTTTTTCACCGCGTGCGATGGCCGCCTCAACCGCATCGAGGTGCTTTTGGGTAAATGACATATCAGCGTCTCTTCAGGTAACCGCTGCTGGAACTGCGGCGTTGAGGTGGCGGTGCTGCGGGTCGTGATTGCACGACGGGAGCAGCGGGTTTCGGAGCCGGCTGTGATACGACAGCGGGTGTAGCCTGCTCGGTATTGCTGATGCGCTCGCCTTGCACGGGCTTGATACCCAACGCTTCGTCGAACAATCCGGACTGCGCCAGAGACTGACGCACGCGCTCCCAGTCATGTTCCTTGTAGCGGTTGAGGCCTAGGTAATGCGCCATGGCCAGGCAGTACACCATCAGGTCGAGCGCTTCGTTGCGCTCGGCCTTGCCCTTGACCCATTCGATACGCTTGTGACCACGGATGTAGCGCGCCACCTTGCGCTCCGCGACGCACTGATCGAAGAAATCGTCGGGCAGGTCATTGGCGAAGTGCAATGCACCCGGGCCGGCTTCGAACGGGTAGCGGTTGTAGATCCAGTCCTTTGCCGTATCGGTACCGACGAACCACAGCTCGGCGCCGTTGCGTTCGGTCTGGCCTTTCCAGGTCACGTCGACCATGGACGGGCGCTGAGCAATGACCGGTTTGCCAGGTTTGCTGGCACCCTTGATGGCGAACACGTTGCGCCAGCGGCGAACGCGGCAGAACTGGTACACCTCATCGGTGTGGTGACCACCAGAGTCGACCGCCACCGCAAGAATGCCGAGACCGACACCACAAGGGTGGCGGTACTTGGCTTTCAGCAACTCGTCCAATGCGGCCCAGGTGCGCTCATCGGCAGGGTCGCCTGAGACTATCTGGTAATCGATGACCCAGCGCTCCATGCCGACGCCCCAGCCCATGGCCATGAACTCCAGGCGGTTGGCCTGCACATCGACCGCACCGGTGATCATCAACACTGCAGCCGGCATCGAACCAAGTCCGAAGAGCTCCAACCGTGCCCGTTTACGCAAGGTATCGGCCTTGGTTTGCTCCTGCGCGCTGTCCCACACTTTGGCCAAACGGGTGTTGTAGAACACCTGCATGGGCTCAAGGTCACCTTTAGCCTGGGCTTTCTTGGCCTTCTCAAACTGCTTGGCCAGCGACTTCCAGTCCATCCAGCCAAGAGGCGAATACAGCGCATTGAGGTGAAAGCCCACCGTCTCGCCATCGCCTTCGGCATGGCCACGCCACTCGCCGCTGGCAAGCATTTCGCCCTTGTGGAACTCCTCGATCAGCACGTCGCAATCAGGACCGGCGCACTGGTAATGCACCACGCTGTAATCCTTCGAGTAGTGCAGACGTTCCCATTCCAGGGTTTGCATGTGGCGGCAGCTCGGACACGGCACGTAGTAGTGACGCTGGTCGCTGCCGTCGAACAGGTCGGAAATCCGCGAAGCCCCCTTGATCGTTGGCGAGCTGGAAAAGTAGAACTTGGCGTTGCGGCCAAAGGTACTGCCCCGGGTTTCGGCCAGCTCGATGGGATCACCCTCCTCGCCGATGTCCACTTCCCAACGATCGATCTCGTCGCCGTACACATAGCGCGCCGACAACTCCGACAGGTTGGCCGCCGAGCCCGCAGTCGTGACGTACAACGTACCGCCCTCGAACTCCTTGGTGTCCATGGTATTGCGCGAGTCCCGCGAGCGGCTGGCCGCGACACGCTCGCGCAACACCGGAGTCGCCTTGATCGTTTTGCCGATCCGTGACGACACCCGTTTGGCCAGGCCCAAGCTGGGCAACAGCGCCAGGATGTTCGACGGCGCCATGTGCATCAGGCCGCCAATCCAGTTCAGGCCGATTTGGGTTTTCATCAGCTGCGACGCAACCATGGTGATCACACGCTTGCAGGGGTGAGCCGGCGACAGGCAGCGCATGGGCTCGCGGGCATACGGTGTACGGGAGGTGCGATACTGGCCGGGCTCAGCGGCGCCGGTGTCGCGCGGGATCCGCATGTACTCGTCGGCCCACTGATCAATCCAGACATCCGGATCAGGCCGGAGCCCACGGAAATACGCCTCGCGGTACACCTCTGCACCGTCAGGAATATCCGTGGGCATAAGGTCAACTCGTAGTCAGTGCGTGTTCAAGGTCCGCTGAAGACATGCGCTCGGCATCCTCCAGCGAGCGACGGATCGCCGCTGTCAGGTGCTTTTCGATTTCCCAAGGGTCGGTCATGGAAGCCAGTTCGGGTGCCAGCTGTGGAGGCATACCCAGCAACTGATCGCGGAGCATCCGACCAGCGTTGTAGGCGCCGGTCTGGACCGCTGTCGCCGACACCAGTGACCCCTTTGCCTTGTGCAACTCGATCTCGGCGAGCTGGGCCAGGTTGTGTTCGCGCAGTGCGCGGGCTTTCTGGAAGTCCGGCAGCTGCCCCGTGGGGACAATCACTGGCGGCGACGCAGCCATGGAAGTCGGCTCGACCTGGCTGGTGAGCTGGCTATACACATCACGCTGAAGCCGATCTTGGTGGTGCCGATCAGCAACGGCGGTTTTGCTCGGGTCAGCGGTGTCACGAATCAACGCTTCGCTGGCCATGACATCCACTTGCTTACCATCGGCGGTGAGCACCAGTCGGTTGTTGTTTTTCAACCAGGTGATGTAGCTGGGTGCCCTACCGATCCGAGCCGCAAAGGCGCTCTTTGACAGGTACATTGGTTCTGTCATAAGCCCTCCTTTTCAACGGCTTTTCAATGCAAACCTTTCAATTTCAATGGATTGAATTTCAGTAAGCTGGCAACCCTGCCGCTAACACTTTCCCGCGGGTTTGCGACCCCGTACCCACCGAATACCCTCAGGGTCCCCTCCGCTTTTTTTCGCAGTCAGCGCCTTGCAGATTAAACTGGAGCTACAGTTAGGCAGGACGCCAGAGTTCGTTCTTGACCATCAAAGTGATGCCTATCGGATTGTTTTCATTGGGGGATTACCGTGTCGCTGAAAATATTTGTGAGCTATGCGAAGGAAGACAGAGAGCACGCTTTAAAATACTACGATCTTCTCATTCAAGAAGGGATGCTTCCTTGGATAGACGTGAAACACATCCTCCCCGGTCAGAACTGGGAAGCAGAAATTAGCAGAGCATTCCAAGACGCCAACGTAGTCGTCCTGCTAATCAGCAACAAAAGTGTCAATAAGCGGGGCTTTGTTCAAAGAGAAGCAAACGATGCCATCGAGCGCCTCAGATACAAGCAGCCGACCGATATTTACGTACTACCTTTGCTTCTTGAGCCGTGTGATGTTCCAAGTCACATTTCTGTACGCCTTCAATACGTTGATCTCAGTACATCTGGGGCATGGGAACAGGTGAAAGCCTCACTCCGATTGGCTGCTGAACAACAGTCAATTGAGCTTACCCAAGGTTTGAATGCTGGCGCGTTTAAAATTTTTTCTGAGCAGCTTGAAGATCACTGGGAAGGCGCACCAGGTCATGACATAAAAATTGAATATCCGCGATTCGAGTCAACATCTCATCGCGCAGCTGCCAAGGAACTGACCCTATTCTTCGGTGGACGAGCCACTAGTGGATTAATTGAATCAAGACAGAAGCCTTGGGATCAGCAGCCTGAAATGTTTCCTCAGGTTGGCGGATACGTTGCAACGAACGGGCGTTGGGAGAGTTATGGAGTCGTCCATGCAACCGATCAATTCCTCAGCCTGACATATGAGGTCAGCTGGTATGGAGCTGGCGCGGCACATCCAAATTCGTACTTTGAGACCTACAATTTTTCGATGCCTGAGCGACTTCAACTTTTGGGTCTTGATGATTTTTTCAGTGACAGGGATGCCGCTGTACAACGCATCAGCGAGTTGTGTGTCGCCGAGTTGTGCCGAGAGTATTGGAGGCGGTTTAGTGAAAAGCCAGACGAGCACCAGATTCAGTGGTTCAACGACGGCGCAGGTGCGAAAGCCGATAACTTCACTAAATTTACTGTCAGTGCAGACCATTTCACATTTTTGTTTGCGCCATACGAAGTTAGCGCCTATGCCTGTGGAAACTGGAGCGTAGACGTCTCTTTTTATGACCTTCTCGAGACTTTAAAGCCGGACGGACCTCACCTACTTGCGGCGCAACAAGCGATTATCTAATGCTCTCCAAGTGGCGACTTACAGCGCCCCCTTCATTCCGTGATTCGTTTGGAAAGGCGGACATCACTGCACTAGTTACAGCAGGAGAGAATCCGCGAGTTCGATAATACGTGTAGGGGGCGGCCCTCGGGGAGGCCCAGAAAAATCGGCGTCTGCCCCCGAGGTGCCGCCTAGGCGTTGTCGCCCGGCGCCGATTCCGCTACACCCAGTCGTTTCGCAACCCAGCGCTCGTATAGACCGATAGCAACATCGGCGCCCGCCATCGCTGTCAGGCAACCCAAGCTTCCAGCTGTCCAAATCGACATGCCTGCACCGACCATCAGCATCATTGCCGACACGCCACACACGATACAGGCGCCAGATCGCAGAGCCAGTCGGCGCAATAGCACCCAACCTCGCGCACCGTCCTTATCCGCCCGCCACATCTCACCCGACACACCACCTACCAGGGCCAGGACGATCACTAACCAGATCGGCATTTCTGCCAGCGCTTGCTGTTCATTTGTCATGTTCTGCCTCAGTAATGGCGTGCTTGACTACGAAAAAAGAAAACCCCGCCGGGGTGGCAGGGTTCTCAGTGCCGTGGCTCATGCCACGACGAAGTGCACAGCACGTGCTCGGGGGAAGCGCCAAGGCGCAAATTCCATATCGTGGGGACTTTTTACCCCTCTCCGGAAAAACCGAAAAGGGGTCATTTTCGGTTGTTTGACTCGGCGCAACTTTGACGCAACTTTTACTCAGGTTTGAGGCAAACCACCCCGACGAATGGCAATCAGCAAACCCGCGTACGCTTGCTCATTGATGCACGCGTGTAGTTGGTTTCCACCGTACCGCTGCGGCGCTCACGCCCATGTGTTGTTGCACTGCGCACGGTCAGTATCAACAACACCTGCTGGTGCAAACGATGCACCCAGTTTCTGTAGGTCCGGTCAGCATCCTCGGCCAGCTGTAACAACCGAAGCTGCTCACGCACAGTCATGGGAGGCTGGGCCAAGTATCGATTGCGAGCCAACAGAGCCAGCTGGGCGCCCTTCTTCGATTGCCGTTCGAGCTGCGCCACAGCAGCGGCAACCTCGGTGCTGGCATGGTCCATACCACCGCCGGCCGACATCATCAGATCTCGCGACCCCGGAGTACCACGGGGAGCGCAGCCGCCATACTGCATGATCGTCGCCATCGGACTGCCCAAACCACCACCGTCGCCAATCTGGCCGTGCTGCGCGCCCCAATGCTGCATCAACGCTTCAACTTCCTCGATCATCGCCCCACTCCCCTGAAAATCGAACCCGACACAAAAAACACGCAACCCAACACAAACCCAACACAACTAAAAACCTTATAAATCAATAGCTTTAATCGAATTGTGTTTAGTGTGTTGAGTTTGTTGGGTATTTCCGTCCTCGCATGAAGAAAATAATCAGTCATCAGAAACCGAACAAATAACGTCACGCATGCGCACACGCGTAGCGAAACCCAACACACCTGACACAAAGCCCGCAAACTGCCGAAATAGAAGGTTCCAATCTGTGTGGGGTATCCGAAATCAACCCAACACACACTCGACACACCCGACACACTTTTAGCTGTAGTCATGCGGCAGCCACCTTGATGTGGTCCCAACTGTCCACATGCCAGCCCGCCAGCTTCGCCTTGGCCCGCCAGTGTTCCACTTGCTTGCCCAGCTCGGCCGCCTTCAGTGATGGGGGCGGGGAAGCGTCCGGATCGACGGGAAAGAAGAACGCGCCAAAGCGCCGGTTGTTGCCATCGGTCCAAGGAATGGCGCGGGTTTTATCGACCTCAGAACTGATGAACAGCGAGAACTTCGTCTGACTCATCACATGCTCTTTGTTGCGCTGGCACCATTCGAGGAACAGCGAATAGAGATCGGTCGACAGACATGGACCCCAAAGCCCCTGGCCCAACTCGCCGTACTTCCACAGATGCAAGAACGTCTGCCATCCCGCCCGACTCAAGGCCACCAAGCGCTCACGGGCATCCGTCGACGGCGGTCGCGTCCGCTGGTTGAAGTCGCCCAGATCGACCGACCGCAACCAACCGTATAGGGCCGCGACACCACCCTGCTCCAGCTCCCGCCCGATTGCCTTCTGCCGCTCGACCGGCAACGTTTCCATGGGCCACATCACCAGCATCCGCCGGTCACTGTCGCTGATCGGCCACGGCAAAATTTCGTTGCTCAGGAACACCGCGTTCATATGGTTGGCTTCCTCCCAACCGTTGATGAACTTCGATTCCATCCTCACCGTTTTACCGGTGATCAGGTGCTTGATCTTGCCCACCTGGTTGTATCGTTGATCGCGGCTCACCACCTCTTCGAACACCGACCACAACTTGCGGCTTTGCCAAGCGTTGAAGTTGCTCTCCAACTGCGTCTGGCCGACCGTGGCCGCGTACTGGCCGTACAACATGCCCAGTGCATCGGCGAACAGCAGGCTTTTGCCTGAGCCCTCCATGATCGAGTGCATCAGCACGGCGGTGTCCATCTTGGCGCCCAGGTGCTGCAACGGGTACGCCAGCCAGCGGGTCAGCCATTGGTGCGCCGCTTCATCGTGGTTGCACAAAAACGAAATCAGCCAACGCAGGTTCGCGCAGGCTTCGTCATCCCTGACAGGTTCGAGCGGCAGGCCATCAAAGGTATTGATGTACACCGCAGGATCCTTGCTCATGGTCGGATCAAACACGATATGTTCGACATCCACGGTGCGCCGCCCGCTGCTGTTCAGCCACAGTGGATAAGTGTCGCCCAGCGCCATCTTCACCGCGCCCTCGGCAATACGCCGCTTCTTTTCCCGATCCCAAACATCCTTGGTGCCATCGATGTACACATATCGGTCAGTCGGTGGCATGCCGAACGCACCGCCCTTCTTGCCCGCCATGCGCCGTGCTTGCTCAATGTCACGGACGTGATCATCCGCAATCAACCGCTTGCCCATGTCATCCATCCACGCCTTGGCAAGCGGCTTGCCCACCCGCGCTTCAAATGCGGCTTTCTTCATCACCCGCGACTGGTCGCAGTCCCACACTTGCGTGGTGCCCTCGACCAGTGCAAAACGACGAAGCAACTGGCCAAGCGTCAGTGACTCCCCCGCGCCCCCATCAGGAGCCGGAGCGGCCTCGCTGACTTCGTCGGCGCCAGAGCTCGGCTCGCACTGATCACCAGATGGGGTCGGGGGAAGATCACGCGGATCAGGGCGCGAGGAATGCTGCATACCCATCATGCGAGCAGCGTCCTTCACCGCCTTCGACTGGTCCCCGCCATGCTCAAGCAAACAGAACACCTCGAAGGCGTCATTCTGATGCCCGTTCGCGAGCGGATCGGCACCGTGGTGCGAATAGACCTTGCCCTCAGCAATTGTCACACCCGGCAGGCCGGTGCTGCTCTGCGGGTAAAGCCACTTGCTGCCCCGCTTGATGTAACCGTGGGTACGCAGAAGTTCTTCAACGTCATGGCAACGATTGAACTCATCAATTACCGACGGGCGTTGACCCACCGCAACTGCTGGACGCTTGGCAACCTTCGCCAGTGGCGTGATCGGCTTGATCGCCCAGGGGCATGCCGCTTCGGCATCGCGTTTAAAGAAGTCCCAGTTTTGCCAGACAGAAAGCAACTCATCGGTCAGCGTTGGCAAGCCGTCCGCGGCGTTGGGCGGGGTTCTCCAGGTGTAAGGCTTGCCGGTACCCGGATGAATCGAAGGCGGGAACACGTCCTGTACCAGGCCAGCACGCAGTTCGAATACCGTGAAGCGCTTGTACTCTTCCGCCTCCGTGCGCGCCGCAGCTTCCCCGACACCATCACCCTGCTCTTTCGCAGCCTTGGCTTTGTCCATCAGGCCTTTGTGGATCGAACCGTCAGGATCTTTTTCATTCGGCCACGAGAGAGAATGCCGGGTCAGCTCAATGCCTTCCGGCAGCTTGAACAGCACCCGGAAGCGCGCAGGGTTGCCGACAATGGTCGGGTACACCAACGCCATTGCATCCAGATCGACACCCAGCAGCTCATACAGCACATGGCGCGTCCACTGAACGTCGTCGACGTCCAGCGAACAGACACGGCTCGGCCCAAGTACGACGCCGAGGTTGTGATTAGGGTTTCGTTGCCAGAATGCTTCAGCGGTGGCGGCATCGGTAATGTAGCCGCCCGGTTTGTTCCACCCCAAGCCCTTTGGGGCTTTCTCACCAGGCTCAATGGATACCAGGGCGAGGTCGAAGGTAGTGATGTAACGTTTTGCCCATGTAGCAATGGCTATTCCTTTGGCCGGTTCAGTCATCGCCGAGCCTCCCGCAACCCCTGGCATTCGACGCAGGTTTGGCAACCTGCAATCGTCTGCTGTCGAAGCAACGGGATAGGATCATCGCAATCCGCGCAAAACTGGGCGCTGACGCGGCTAGATGGCGCAAGGCGACTGCGCTGAAGCGCAACGTCGAGCAGGTATTGCGCCTGGTCGTTGGCGCGATCGATTTCGTCAGCCATGAACACGATCCTCCATCGCCTGACGAGCACCCGACATGATGCCAAGGATTTCGCGAATCACGTCCATACCGCGCTGCTCCAGGTCCACGACCTCATACAGCTCCCAGACATTGTCGGCAGCACCGTCGTGCATGGCAGCCACAAACTCCCCGGTCTCGCCGAGTAATTTGCCAACGGCTTTCAAAGCATCCCGGGTTGCCGGGACCGGGACCGGGCGATACCACACCGCACCCGCTGGGCGCATCAGCGCGTCAAGTAAACGCGAGTCGCCAGTGAGCCGAATCACCTCTTCAAGTTCATCAGGGTTCAACCAGCGGCGCTCTTCATCGAGCTTGAGTTTCTTCTGAAGGGTGTCGTTGTCCAACACCATGTCAAAGGCAAGGGCGGTAATTCCGCCCTTGTAGTCTCGACCAGCGCGATAGATCGCCTGGCGCAAAGGGAGAACCGGACCTGCGTCCGGCAAAAGATCTGTTCGACTCATAACCGTAAATCCCCTGTTTACGGTGTAGCCATAAGACAGGGCAGTCCCTATCCTACAACCACGACCGATGTGCATGTGCTGTGTGTCGTCGTAGCCGGGCTGGGGGATTCTTTGGTGAGAGGCCCCAGCTCGGCACCCTTTTAAGCTGCCGACTTCAGGTCAGCGGCTGCTTTTTCTTGCAGGTAAAGGCATTCGATAGCCTTCCCTGTGACGTACCGAACATCTGCGCCCCTAGCGGCACGATTGATAGTCGGCTGCGTAGTCCCTACGCGATCTGCGATAACTCGCTGGGATAAACCCGACCGCAGCAACTCCGCGAGCATTTCTTGGATAGTCATATCGTTCACCGATGCGCTTTCGCATTGAAGGCCACAATACACAAACGTATTGATTGATTCAATACAATCCCCAATACGTTTTTGAATCAAGGCAGATAAAAGTGATTGGCGACCGCATCGCTCAACGAATGCAAGAACTGCATCTATCTGAAGGCGAGCTCGGCCGCCGTTCTGGCGTACCCCAGCCGACAATCCATAGGATCGTGACAAATGCAGTGGCCAGCCCGCGTCACGACAACGTCGAGAAAATTGCCAAAGCCTTGAAAGTCAGCAGTAACTGGCTGTGGAAAGGGGGCGAACACAAAGAACCAAACATCGAGGTCAAGACTTCCTCAAGCTCTGAATCCAATGTGGAGCCAGGGCCGGCAATCAAAGGATATGTGCCGTTGATTTCTTGGGTACAAGCAGGTTCTTGGTGCGAAATAGAAGACGTTCGTACGCTCGATGATGCGGAGATATGGCTGCCCTGCGCCGCCTCTCATAGCGGCCAGACTTATGCTCTCAGGGTGCGCGGACTTTCCATGTTCAACCAACATGAGCGTCGCTCTTTCAGAGATGGAGACATTATTTTCGTTGATCCCGCGAAGGACGCCGAAAACGGCTCACTTGTCATCGCAAAATTAGTCGATAGCCAAGAAGCAACGTTTAAACAGCTGGTGATGGAAGGAAAGCGCCGTTTCCTGAAGCCGTTGAACCCTGCCTGGCCTGAGCCGATCATTGAGCTGGGAGACGACGCCACAATTTGCGGTGTCGTCTTCTCGAAACTAGAAATTTTCTAATACATCGCACACCAGATTGAGCCCGCACTTTGCGGGCTTTTTTATGCCTCGCTCAAAAATCAATTCAAATACGCATTGACTGGATCAATACGTATTTGTATCGTCTGCCTCGTATACCTCTCACCAAAGAGTACGAGCCATGCAATCCACACAGCACAGCTACACCCGCTGCCCGGTTTACCTGCATCCCTCCGCATGCAGCAGCCGCGCAGCCGTCGAAGACATCCAGCACCGTACCGGACTGCTAGTTATCACCACCCCCAAAGGTCGCACCAAGGCAGTTACGCCACCTAACAACTCCCCAGTGGATGACAGCACCTGGCCGTTCGGAGGCGATGCAGCATGAACAGCTTCCTCATCCCGCTCGCAAAACAAGAGCTGCTGCATCACATGCTTCAGGTTGGCGGTGCCGCTGTTTGCCCTCTTCAAAGGCCAGAGCAAACCATCCATGCAAGCTTTGAAGTCGAACTCACCGACGACAGCGCAGTCATCAGCGTGGACTTCGGCGGCCACACCGGCGAACTGACCCTCAAGCGTTCAGATCGCGCCAATCATCTGCACCTGCGGGATTTCATCCAGGACATCGCGAACGGTCGCATTGAGTCGGCAGAACCTACGCCACCACCAGAGCAACCCGGTAGCGCAGCGCAAATACTGCAGATGCTGGCCGAGTCGGAAGCACTGCTGAACAACGTTCGAAAACTGCTCGCAGCCTGAGGACAGCGCCGTGAATCGCACCCTGGATCAAACGGCCGCCGTGCTCGGCCTCAAGCCCCGCGCCTTCCGCACCAGGTTGCGAGAACTACGCATCCTGACCAATGACGGAGACCTGGCCAGCCATCACCGCGACCGGGGCTACCTATTCTCGGATCCGCGCAGCGTCCAGATCGGAAACACCAACCGCTATCGGCACTACGCCGTAGTGATGGTGAAGGAGGAAGGCGTCGAGTGGATCGCAAAAAAATTGAATATCACCATTACGCACAAGGACGCCGCAGCATGAGCCAGAACGCCATTACCCAAGCCATCGGCGCACTGAAGCTGGTCCCGATGTTTCTCAACCACCCGACTGTCATCAGCCGCGCCACGCTGATTGGCGCCTCAGCCGAAGCCGTACAGCTGCTGGAATCGCTACCTCCGGTCAGCGCCGAACTAGCCGAGGTATTCCGTTGTGTCGACGCTGTCATTGGCGAGGGGCAAATCGCCTACGTCACCCCGACTAAATCGCCGGAGTACCCCTACGGTGCCGTCGTCGCCGACCAACGCGGCAACGTCTGCGCGGCAGCAATGGGCAAAAGCAAAGAAGGCCTCGCCGAACTGATCCGCCTCAAGTTGCTGCCCCCATCGGAGGGGTTCGGGGAGGACGCGGCATGAGCAACACCCTCGACCAACTTCGGCGCCAGTTCGCAACACCGTGCCCAACGCTTGCAACCGTTCGCGAGCACTACTTCTCGCACATCCGCACCGACCGCCACCTGCTGACCGAAATCAAGAAGGGCCGCATCAAGCTCACGGTCAAGCGCCTGCACGGCTCCACCCGGGCCAAGCCGGTGGTCTACCTGCACGACCTCGCCGACTACCTCGACGCTCAAGCGTTGACGGCAGCGGCCTGATTCAACGGTGCCCCTGCCGTTCAGGGGCAAACAACTCGCACTCAATGAGACACAGCACATGAAACCTACAGACACAGCCGAATTCATCGGCGAACTCAACGCAGGCGTCTTCGCGAACCAGATCGGTCACGCCCTTTCCGAAGTGGCATCGGGCGTTGTCGATAACGGCAAGGTTGGCTCCGTGACGCTGACCTTCACGCTGAAACAGATTGCCGACAGCCACCAGGTAACGGTCAACCACAAGCTCGCCTACAAGGTGCCAACTAAACGCGGCAGCCGTAGCGAAGACACCACCCTCGACACGCCGATGCATGTCAACGAAGGCGGCCGCCTGACCTTGTTTGCCGAAGCCCCCCGCGCTGGCCAACTGTTCAACCGAGACGCCGCACCGATTCACGCGAAATCCTAAACCGCCCTATTCCATTCCTCTCACTAAAAGGAAACCGATCCAATGGAAGCTAAAGCAATTCAGTTGATTCAAGACACCGCTGTTCTGGCCTATGCCAAGCCGCTGAGCACTTTCACCCCTGTGCTGGTGCTGCCGTCTGACCAAAAAATCCACAGCATCGAGAAGTTCCAAGCCGCTCGTAGTCGCTTCCGCGGCGCGCTCACCACCCACTCATTGCTGGACTTCGGTAATTACGTGATGGAGCAAAGCGCCGATATCGTCGCCTCTGGTTTTGTCGACGCAGAAGCTATGTCGTGCACCGTGATTTTCAATCTCGGCAACATCAAAGAGCCAGGGCACGGCGACTTTACCGCCACCCTCAATCTGAGGAAAACTGCCGCCTTTCGAGCGCTGGAGCGTGCCGCCACCATCCAATTCGCGCAGAAAGACCTTAGCGACTGGATTGAGGATTGGGCGTCGAACCTTCAAGCCCTTGCAGCCGATGACAGCCACATCGATCTGCGCAAAGCCGCGAGCGCCATCCGCTCCATCAGCATCGAGCAAGCACGCAAGAGCGAACATGTCGTTGGCGACCTTAGCGCATCCCGTTCTGCGATGGACCAGATCGAAGCCAAATCCTCGGAAGGCCTGCCCGCTGAATTCCTATTCACCGTCGAGCCATACGAAGGGCTGAAGGTCCAGATCATCCGCCTCCGCGTTGCCGTTCTCACCGGCGGTGACAAGCCCCTACTGCGCCTGCGCTGGATTGGCGAAGAGCAGCTGTGCGAAGACCTGGCCCAAGAGTTCAAGGATGTCGTCCAGCAGGAAGTCGGCGACGCCGCCAACCTGACCATCGGTAATTTCAACCTGAGCTAACCACCACTGCAACACCTCGCCGCCGGCCTCTCACCAACGATCCCGGCGGCGGGTTCTGACGAGGAACGCAGCACATGCAAGTACAGCAAATCACCTATTTCATGCGGCGCAACACGATCAGTGGCGATCGAAATATATGGGAGTCGGAGCAATGAATACCCAGTTTCTCTTGATGGCCCAGTACAACGGCATGGCCATCATTCCCCTTGAACGCGTGTGCAGCGACTACTTCAACCACCTCACTCCAGAGAAAATGAAACTGAAGGTGGCCGCCGGTGATATCGACTTGCCACTGGTACGACTGGAAAGCAGCCAAAAGTCGGCCAGAGGGGTACACCTGAACGACTTGGCCGCCTATCTCGATGCCCAACACCTCAAAGCAAAGATGGAACATGCCAAGCTCATGGGACGAGACCTAAGACGAGCTTCGTAGCCAATTCCGTAATTGCTTGAATTGCCATCCAAAACTCACCTCGTCTGTTCAAGCTAACTGCATTACAACTGACCCACCGTTGACATCGGCAAGACTATGAGGCGACCGATCATCCGATTGACCAAATCACTTTTTTTGCCCACAGCACTGCTTTTGGCTTAGGATGGTCCAGATTGATGCTCACAAAGCGCTTTTTTGTAGAAAAACTGAAAATTTTGAGGTTAGAGGTACGCCTATGCTGCTTAGATTTGGCACAAGTAATCACAGATCGATCCGGGAATACCAGGAGATCAATTTTACTGCCTCATCGCTCAAGGACAGCGAGGAAGGCTTGCTTAGCCTAGACATTGAGAGCTCAGAACTTCATGAGTCATCTATCAGTAACCGATTAAAGATTTTACCTGTAATAGCTATTTATGGGGCGAACGCTGCTGGCAAATCAACTTTACTAAATGCTCTGGATTTTTATGTGGATTCAATTATTGAATCCCATAGTAGAGTTGCAAAAAGAAAGG